CTTGGAAAGATGATAACTTTACTATGATATATGAAAACTATGATGGCGAGGATAGGATTTACACTTCAAGTCAATTATTAAAAATCTTAACAAAATGAAGAAACAAGGAGAGGAAACTAATATTAGAGCTTTTATAGATTTAAAAGCCAGTGGAACTGCCGAAGGGGGTGTTTATATAAAATCTAAAAAACTAAATGATAAAATTAAAAAGATAGAGTCTTTAGGTGTAGATAGAGTTGTTGGTATTATTTATGATGGAACTGATAACTTAGAGATAGTAACAAAGCCATTAGAAGGAGTAGTAATTATTGATGAAGATAGAATGATTAACTGATGATAACACTTTTTGAAGATATAACATACGAGTTAACTGAATATGAAAAAAATGATATTCTACCTATAGTATTAAGGGGGTTAAGTGCAAAAAATGGTAAAGAAAAATCCATAACAAATAAAAAAATGTGTGATGCTTTAACAGATTCTGGATATAAAATAAATGGGCCAAGACTCCGTAAGATAATACATCACATAAGGATAGAACAGCTTCTTGTAGGCCTTTGCTCAACCAGTAAGGGTTATTACATTACAGATGACTTAAACGAGCTTGAAGAGTATATATTGAGTCTTGGTCAGAGAATAAGAAGTCAGCAGGCCATATATAAAAGTATGAAGAGAGATATGCAACAGATTAATTACCTTAAAAATAAATTAGATTTAGATAATAAAATAAAAATAACAAATTATGACAGAATACAGTAAGTATTACAAGGATACAGGGAGGAATGGATGGACACCAACAAATACATCTGACCCATTAGGGCAGGACTTAAGAGTCCCATCTTATTATAAAGGTAAGAATGGATATGAAGCGAGAAAGGTTTGCGATAACTTTGAGCTTTCATATCACTGTGCCACAGCCACCACTTATATATTACGAGCATATAGAAAGCATGATAGTCCTGTAGATTGTTTAACTAAAGCTATAGCACACTTAGAGTTTGAATTAGAAAAAATAAAAGATGGAAGAGAATAAGAATTTTGATATGAGTAGTGTTAGTCAAGAAGAGTTTGATAAGCACTTTATAAAAGATGATGATTTAATGAAAACATCTTGTTGTAAAAGAAATTGGTATAAAACAAAAAAGCATCTTAAATGTCCAGGGTGCAAGAAGTATGTTGATAAAGATGTAACTGCAAGAGGTATTATGCAGGGTATTAATACTATGATGGAAAAAAGCAAAGAAAATGAAAAAAATAAAAATAATTCCAGTTCCGAAACCTCGGATGACAAGAGCTGATACTTGGAGGAAAAGACCATGTGTACTTAGGTATTGGGCTTACAAAGATGATTTAAGGAGTAAAATAAAAGATGTTGGTATTGAAATTAAAGATGAGTTATACCTACAATTTGAAATACCTATGCCTAAATCTTGGAGTAAGAAGAAAAAGAAAGAAAATATCGGTAAAGCTCATCAGAAAAGGCCAGATATTGATAATCTTGTTAAGGGTGTTATGGATTGCTTATTTAAAGAAGATTCACACGTTCACACTATATACGCTAAAAAGATTTGGTCTGAATACGGAGGGATGTCTTTTATGACAGGGAATAACCTTGTCTCACATTAGAGGAATGGTTAAATCTATCTCTCTGCTTATAAACTATATTTTTAGCCTGCTTCTCTGAAATATCATATTTAATTGATATATCAATAAATGTATGACCTACATGCCCTCTATTGATAACAATAAACTTATCAAAATCTCTAATCATCATGTAGTTTCTTAAAACCTTAGGAGGTATTAATCCTATACTGGATAAATGTAATATAGTATCTTTAAGAGTATGCTTATTGCCAAATCTTTTATTTAACTGTTCAGAAATAGTGTCTCTAAACTCAAAAATAACTTCTTTTTTATTTGCCATTATTTATTTTATTAGTAATTGTTTTTATAACTGTCATAACACAATTCGCACATGTTTGTGAGCTTCTACTATACCTTCCTCCCAGATGTAAATTATAAATATCAAATAAAAAATCTAAAAGAGCATTTCTATCTGATTGTGGGTTTTTAATTTCTTCTAAAGCTAATTCTATTTTCTTTTTTTCTTTATAAGTAATAAACTCCCAGCCCTTAGAGTTTTTAAATGTTACCATAATCCTTGAGGGCATTTAATATAAAATTCATCTACCCTTGTTTTTAAATTAAGAAAACAACCGCAGTCTCCACATTTCTCAAGAGCCTTTATATTTAATGGTTTTTTATAAGAACCACATTTATTAGTTCTACAAATTTTCATTCTTTTATTAAAGGTTTTTTCTGAGGACTTTTTTAGACCCTTACCTATCACTATGCTCCAAAATATATTCATTAATGTTTTCATTTTGCAAATATAGTAAAATTATTTAGAATATGGTAGCTGTTAATTCAGAAAGACTAACGCTATGTTGTGAGCCTGTTATATCAACTTCAGAAACAGTAACTGTTTTATTATTTATTCCTCCAACAATAGAAGCTGCTAAAGCATCAAATTCTAATTTTTGATTACCATTACCTGCCGCCTTAAGTCTATTTGCTGTTCCTGGAGTAACACCACCAGTAGCAAACTTCACTCCACCACCTAATTCATTCATAGCCGAAAGTTCCCCCCTAAACATAGCTGTACTTCTTTTATTTATAACGGCCTCTCCTCCTTCTAATTCAGAAACCCTCCCTCCAACAGCAAACTTAACTCCACCATTAGCGTGACTTGGGCCTTCAACCATACCTCCATTAGCAAATTGAGGTATAATACCACCAAGAGCACCAGTAAACTTAGTCGCAGCAATAGCCGCTATCTGTGCCCCTATAAGTGTTGTCATCATAGGGATAACGAATGGAGCTACAACACCTGTTTGTGCAGAAATCATAGTTATAGCTAAAGCTCCATTAATAATTGCTTGAGCAATTTTATTTGTTTTCTCCATCATGAACTGCTTCTTTTCTACAGCTCTTAATGCCTCATCCCTTTTAGCATCATTAGCTTCCTGCGTTAAAGCGTAGTGCTCTCTAACATCTTCTTGAGCCTCCTCATTACCCTCTAAAGCTTCAAGCTTTGCTTCCAGCTCTGTAGCTAAATCCTCGCTCTCAAGGTCTCTAAACTCATTAATCGCATTTTTTTCTAACTCCCATCTATTATTCATGTATGTAGAGAAAGCATCAAAAGCTGTGGAATAAGCTGCTGATATAGTTTGTAGAGCTTCCATTTGAGCTGCTACATTAGCATCCAGATTTGTTTGTGTAGCATTTCCAGTTTTTATTGCTGCAGCATTTCTAACCACTTCAAGTTGCCTTTGATATTCCTCCTCACTAAGAGTGCCATCTTGATAGTATTTCAAAAGTATTTTTTCCTGAGCCTTAAGATTAGATTCAATTAATGTAGTCTGTGATTTTAAAGCTGTATCTCTTGCCCTTTTTTCGGCTCTAAGCTGGCCAAATATAGTTCTAATTCTTAACTTGCCATTATCCTTAAGTACCCTAATCATAGCAGTACCCCTCCCATGCTCTTGTATAATCTCCAAGTCTGTTACTTTCTTAGTATCAGCTATGCTTTTCATTCCAGCGTTATTCCCAATTTGACGCATCTCCTCTTGGAAGCTGGTTTCTAATTGTATAAGATAATTATTATTAGTCTCTTGCTTCACCCCTTCTTCTGTTAACATGGCCTTTGAAACATTAGAGGTTAGGGTTTTTAATCTAATTATCTCAGACTCATACTCAGCTTGGTTGACTACCCCATCTTTCAAAGCTTTATCAAGTGATTCTTTACCACCAATTATAAGTTTATATTCATCTACCGATAAATTCTTTATAGCTGTATATTTATTTTTATTACTTTTTATAAGGTCTTGTAGCTCTTTTTGATTAGCTTTACCTCTAAAGTGCTCTATGTTTTTTATATTTGTTGCAATCAATAACAAATTTGCTTGTGCTCCTTTTACAGCTTCATCTCTCGCTGCAGTCGCTCTAACCATAGCTACCCCAAATGTATCTTGCATTAAATCATCTATAAGCTTAGACATTTCTTTAGCGAAATCTTTTGTTTTATTTAAGGAAAAAGTGAAAGCGGTAGCCATTGTTTTTAAACTACCAGTAACATTTACAATAGGAGCGTCAAGATTGGAAACTAATTTCTTTAAAATAGTAAGCTCAATATTAACTTTATTTGTTTCTCTTGCTGAATTTGCAACATCATACCCTGCTTCTTTTGCAGATTTAGCAAAATCCTTTGTATTTTGCTGGGCTTGTACAAGTAAATCTCCAGTCTTACTAAGCTCTCTATCCATCATAGCTCTATACTCTGAAACCCAAGTTAATTCCGTTAATAATTCGTCATTCTGTTTAATGGTTTGATTCTTTTGCTTGGTGTTCATTTCTCTAAATGAAAGTAATAAGTCATTATAATGCTTTTCTTTTTTCTTTCTATATGTTTTATCTCCTTCAAGCTTTAGATTATTATAAATATCAGTTGCTACAAGTTCCTCTTGCAGTCGGGTTAAATATCTTTTTTCAATTATCTCTATTGATTTTATTCTCTCCTTTCTATATTTTAAATCCCTTTTGGCATCCTCACCTTTCTGTATATAATTATCATTTTGCACTGCAATCCTACCTTTGGCATCTTCAATAAAGTCTGCATTGTCCTTCTTAAACGCTTTTACTCTTGCTATTGTCTTTCTATCAATATCATCCTGAGTCCTTGAAAGTTCTATCAGTGCTTCCCTCTCATTTTGATACTTCTTTAACTGAACTTTATCGTCAGCCTGGTCATTATTTAAAGCCCTAAGTTCTAATAGTTCTTTTTCACTTGCAAGCTCTAAATC